ATGAAAAATTCGATTGAAATTCGTCAAGAACGAGCAACAGCTATTGAAAAAGCTAATGACTTGTTAAACTTGGCAAAAAATGAGTCTCGTGACTTTAGTGCTGACGAGCAAGTATCATATGATGGTATGATTGAGAATATTGACAAGATGGCTAAAAACATTGAGGTTGTTGAGCGTCAAGAAAAATTGAATGCTGAGATTGCTTCTAATGTAAATTCTTCTTCAATTCAAAAAACTTCTGATTTAAAAGAAGTAAGAAATTACTCTATCTTTAAGGCAATAAATGGATTGGAAAACAACAATCTTGAAGGTCTTGAAAAAGAAATGCACGAACAAGCTGTAAGTGAAGCAAGATCAGTAGGTAGAACAGTAAATGGTTTAGGTATTCCTTCATTTATGTTAGAGCAAAGAGCTGATGTAACACAAGCAGGTTCTGCTATTGCTCCTACAAATGTATTGTCTTACGCTGATGCAATGAGAGAAGCATCTGTATTTGATAAAGTAGGTGCTAACATTCTTACAGGTCTTTCAGCTAACACTACTATTCCAGTAACAGGATCACAAACTGTTGAGTGGGAAGGTGAGGTTGATGAGGCTGCCGATGGTGGTACTCAATTTGGAAAAGTTGAATTAACTCCAATTAGATTAGCTTCTTATGTTCACATTTCTAAGCAACTTTTGCTACAAAATGGAATAGGTGCTGAAAACGCTATTATGCGTGATTTAGGTAGAGCAGTTGGTCAAAAAATGGATGCTGCATTATTTACTACAGCAGGTGTAGCAGGTGCTCCAGATTCTATTGGAGAATTAGCTACAACTACATTTACAGAAGTTGGTACTTTTGCAGATGGAGCATCTATTATGCAAGATTTTATTTCTGCTGAAGAGGCTCTTGCACTTGCAGGTGGTCTTGAAGGTAACTTAAACTATGTTGCATCTCCAGGTTTACTTGCTCAACTTCGTAGAAGTCCACAAGTAGCTAGTGTAAGTGCTGGTATGCAAGGAATGATAATAAATGGGTATAACGCTTACTTTACTAACGGATGTACTAAAAACGGTACTGCTTCCGCAGACTTTTATTTTGGTGACTTTTCTAAATTGTACCTTGGAATGTTTAATGGATTAGATATAATGGTTGACCCTTATACTAGAGCAGCACACGGACAAACTCGATTAGTATTAAATAATTATATGGATTGGGGAGTTTCTAACGGAGCAGGTTTCGTTAAAGCAACTTCTAAATTAGCATAATAATTAGATTAATTTAAGAAAGGTGAAAGGGGTAAAATTTCCCTTTCCCTTTTCTTTCTTAACTTTAGCCAATAGATGTCGTACTTAGATAATATATATAACTTTAACAACATTAATAACTACGAATACCTTAACCCTAGTCAATCTAGGTATGGTAATCTTGAGTTTATTGAATTAGAGACAACCGCCCAAGTAGTAACTACTGCTGAACTTAAAGCTCAACTTAGAATTGATAGTTCGTCAGAAGATACTTTATTAGGTGCTTATATATCTGCTGCAACTTTAATGGCTGAAAACTATTGTAATCGTCACTTTATTACAGCTAAATACAAGTTGTGGTTTGATAAATTACCTAGTACATTTAGTTTATATTATCCTGATTGTAGTTTTAACTTTTCAGGTAACGCAAACACTCACGATGGAATACATTATTTAGCTGCGGTAGGGACTACTTACACGCTTTTTGACAACACTAACTGGTATTCTAATCAAAATGTAAGCCCTTGTCAAGTTACTGTTAACACCACACCCTCTAATGCAATTAGTGAAAGTGATTTAACTGGTGCTACAAATAGTATATATTATTTTCAATTTAGAACAGGTTATGGTGATGCCGCTTCTGATGTTCCAGATGCTATTAAACAAGCGATTAAGTTAATTGCTGCTGATATGTATTATTTTAGAGAAGATCGTAAGAGAGCATTTCCAATGGCTTCTGAAATATTATTACAACCTTATAAATGTTACTTATAGTATATGGCATTTATATCTCAAATAAAGGCAGGAGATTTTAATTGTAGAATTAAAATTAAGGAACGCAATGTTTCTCAAAATACATTTGGGGAAAAGGTTACTTCTAATTATTCTACAGTATCTACTGTTTGGGCTAATAAAAATGTAACTTCTTTAAGAAACATTAACGAAAAATGGGAAGGAGATAGATTACAATCTTATAGTAAGTTTTTTTTTCAAATAAGATATGATATTAATATAAAAGAGAATTTACTACCTGATTGGATTTTAGAAGATGATTCAACATCTGAAGTTTACGATATTTTAAGTTATGTAATTGACCCAAGACGAGAGTATATTGAATTTTATGCTGAATTAAAAATAACTGAATCAATAGCTTAGTTATGGCAAAAGAAACTAGGCTAGAGGTAAAAGGTGTTAAAGGATTACAAAAAGCACTAAAAGGATTAGGTGAACTTGAAAGAAAAAAATCAAGAACAAAATTAAATAAAGCACTTAGACCTGCTGCTAAAATTGCACAAAGAGCTTTAAAACAAGAATATAAAAAATCTAGTAAAAACACACCTGGTAAAAGATACAACCCCTCAACAGGTAAAACTATTGTCGGACCATCTCTATCAGATGCAGTAGGTATAATTACTGCTAAAAAAGGAACAGGAGCTGCATTATTTGTTAGCCCTAGAATAAAAGGTGTATATGCTAGTGCCAATTGGAGTAAGGCAGGTTCAGTAAACTTAGCTCAATTACTAATAAGAGGTTCAAAAGGTGAAAGGGAAACTAAAAGTGGTAAAAGTACAGGTAAATTACCTAAACAACCTGATCCGTTTAAGGCTGTAATTAGTAAAAAAGGTAATCAAATGTCAAGCAGAGCAGATAAAGACTTAAAAACTCTTTTAGATAAAACAATAAAACAACTAGGTTTAAAATAAAATATGTTTGCAGTAATAGGACAGAAAATAGCAGCACAGCTTCAAGCAACATCAAGTTTTGTCACCGCTAATGGTGGTAATAACAGAGTGTTTCCTGTTCGCATTCCTCAAACTCAAAAATATCCTTGTACTACATACGAAATAATGGATGTAGATAACTTTGTATCTAAAAACGAATCGCTAGAATCGTGTAATGTTAGTATAAGACTTGCTACATTTGGTGAATCTTACACAGAAACATACTCACAAGCCAAAGCGGCTGTACTAGCTTTAGACCTATTTTCAGTAACATATAGCGATGGTAGTTCTTACACCGCAAAATTTAACTTCGAAACGCTGAGTGATGAATATCACAACAACGCTGAAGTTTTTTACAAGAACATAATTTTCAACTGTTTAATAATTAAAAATTAAAAATAAAACAAGATGGCAATAGTTAACGCAACTGATATAGTGATAAAAATTCACGCTACAGTAGATGGTGTACCCACAGACGCTTTAGTACACGCAACAAGTGCTAGTTTAAGTATCTCACAAGATTTAAGAGATTCTACTACTAAATCTTCATTAGGTTTTCAACAAAATTTAGCAGGACTTCGTTCTTGGGAAATATCTGGAGATGGATTTGTAGACTTTACAGAATCTGGTTCTAATATAGTAAATACAACTGAACTTATTGCTTTTATGCTTGAAGCGCAAGCTGATGCAGAAGTAGAAGTGTCTTTTGGTCTTGCAGGAAGTATTTATGAAGGTGGAGCATTTATTACATCTCTTTCAATAGATGCAGGTGTAGAGGAAAATGCAACTTATTCAGTTTCTTTACAAGGAAATGGTAAAATAGCTGCTCAATAATATTAACTTTTAAATCCATAAATTATGGCAATTAAAAACGCATCGGATTTATTAGTTTACAAAAAATCTACTTCTAATGTAAAAGAATTGACTAAAATTTATATTGAAGGAACACCTTGCGATGCTTCTGGTAATATAATTTTAGGAAATTTAGTTAACGCTAGTAATGTTTCTGTAGCTAATATTACAGTAGCCCTAAATAGTAGTGCAGCAGGAAATGCTGAAAATTTTTTAAATACAATAAGAATAATTTTAAATTCTCAAGCTGGATATACTGCAACAACCGCAGCAGTTAGTGATGGTAACGGTTTTTCTTTTTCTGTAGAAAACACTTTTACAGGAGACTTAGTAAACACCCTTAGCATTAGTGATGGTACATCTGTTATTAACGATACTTTAGAAATTATAGTGACTCGTTCAGGTGAAACTAATAATCAATATGAACCTGTTGCACATAGCACATCAGCAAGTTTTTCTATTAGTCAAGATTATAGAGATATTACCACAAAAGATTCAGGTGGTTTTCAAGCAAATGCATCTGGATTAAGGTCATTTGAAATATCAACTGATGCTTTACAAGATTATACATCAGATTTAGATTTTCAAGAATTATTTAATAATATAGGTGATAGAGAATCAATGACTGTAAGATTTGCTGAAAGAGATACAGGTGGTAGTTCAGACAAATATTATGAAGGTACTGTTTTTGTAACAAGTTTGTCTATGGATGCGGGAGTTGAAGATAATGCAACTTATTCTGTTACATTTACTGGTACAGCATCAATTACATCAGGTACGGATTAATAATTAACTAATAAATAAAAAATGAAAAAGGTAGAGATTGGCGGAGAACTTCGCCCAGTAAGGTTTTCGTATTTATGTCTTAAAGACATTTGCGAAAAAACTAAAATTAAGTTGTCTGATATGAGTCAACTAGGAAGTGAGGTAGATCATATAGGTATAATGACTTATTACGGTCTTAAACACGGAGCAAAGAAAGAAGGCTTAGTTTTTAAACACTCAATTAGAGAAATAGAAAACTGGTTAGACAA